ATTCAGCGGCAACCAATACCGGAGATCAGTCAGCGGCAACCAATACCGGAGATCAGTCAGCGGCAACCAATACCGGATATCATTCAGCGGCAACCAATACCGGAGATCATTCAGCGGCAACCAATACCGGAGATCAGTCAGCGGCAACCAATACCGGAGATTATTCAGCGGCAACCAATACCGGAGATTATTCAGCGGCAACCAATACCGGAGATTATTCAGCGGCAACCAATACCGGATATCAGTCAGCAGCAACCAATACCGGATATCAGTCAGCAGCAACCAATACCGGATATTATTCAGCGGCAATTGTAGAAGGAAAAGAAAGCATTGCGTTAGCTACAGGAATTAAATCAAAAGCTAAAGGAAAAATCGGATGTTTTATTGTTCTGACTGAATGGAAAAAAATAAATTTTGAATATCATCTTGTAGATGTTAAGTCTGCAAAAGTAGACGGTAAAAATATTAAAGAAGATACTTTCTATATGTTGAAAGACGGAAAATTTGTAGAAGTAGATTAAGTTGTCCTGGAAGGTGCTGACACACCAACCAGGACGGTATCTAACTAAGAATGAGTTAGTTAAATACAGGATTATTATAACACAACCTCCTGTATTTGACAAACAAAAATATAACAGGAGGACTTTTTATGCAAAAAAATGGCGAAAATCAGCCACTTTCCAGTGAAATCATTGCTGATCTGGAAGAAAAGCTGATGGCAAGAAATATAATTATCGCTATTCTGGCAGCTGCACTTGCAGTAACCACATCCAGAAGAAAGTGAGGACAAAATGAAAGAGGTGGTAAAGACAATAGGAGAAATATTTGTAGGGATAGGGATGTTTACAGTAATCTTCTCAATCACATGGATGTTTACATCATTTGATGTTATCGGGGTGCTCTTCGTATCAACAGTCTTATTCTCAATGGTGTTTCTTCCTATTATATTGGAAATGGAGGAAAAGTAAATGCAAAGATTAAATAAAGTAAGATTATCCGGTAGAGCCGGGGAAATAGTGTTCAGCCACGAACATTACGGAAGATACTATTACAAATTCATGCTGACAGTCATTCGTAAAAGTGGTGCAGTAGATATGTTTCCAATCGTTATAGAAGATTCCATTGTACGTGACAATGATTATAACGGAAAAGAAGTTGTGGTAACAGGAGCAATCAGAAGCATGGACACTTCTAAAAATCCAAATAAGCACCACAATGTTAATTATATCGCAGCTGATGAAGTGGAAATCCTGAATGAACAGGTTCCGGAGGGCGATATAAACGAAGTAGAGTTTATTGCCAGAAGTTGCACGAAAGAACCATATGCAAAACTTACATCAGTAACGCACAGGAAAGTTTCAAATCTTTTCGTAGCAATTCCAAGAGATCATTCGGAAAGAGCAGATTTTATTTGCTGCAATTTATGGGGAAAAGGTGCTGATCTGGCGGTAGAGGTTAAAAGAAATGATTACATTAAAGTAAACGGAAGGTTAATGAGCCGTGATGTTTATGTTAATGGGGAAGAAACGGAAACAGTATATGAGATTTCCGTAAAAGAAATGGAGAAATTGGAGGATGAAGAATAATAAGAATGAAGTTCAGATATTTGGCGTAATAATGGATATTCAGCCAGATGTATTTTTTAAGGATGGTAAAAAGTTCAAAAGAATTTACATTGGAGTAAAACGAACTAGTGGGGCGGTTGATTTACTTCCGGTTATAGTTCGAGAAGGGCTGGCAGATGCTTTTCTGATAGGAGAACGCGTTTATATCGAGGGAAGATATATTTCTTCTAACAAACATGAAAATGGAAAAAGTCATTTAATTCTTGAAATCAAAGAAAGAATAATCTCTTATGGAAATGAACGAGCAAACGATGAAAATAAGCTCATTTTGGAAGGTTATCTTTGCAAACCGCCTATTTACCGCAAAACACCAAGAGGAAAAGAAATCTGTGATTTGATGATTGCTTGCAACGAATATAACTTACGAAGAACAGATTATATCCCATGTATAGCATGGTGGAAAGAAGCCAGAGAAGCTGCTAATTTCAAGGTTGGAGATTTCGTAAAAATAATCGGAAGAATCCAGAGCCGGATTTATCATAAAAAATTATCTGGTGATGAAGTAGAGCTTAGAACTGCATATGAGGTATCAATAGGGAGGATAATCGAGCATGAAAGTGGAAGTAAAAAAGATTTCGTTGGAGAATTACAAGAAGTTTCCGAGCAAGTCTGTAGATTTGTTTCCAAGAACAGAGATTTCCGGCAGAAACAGAGAAGGAAAGTCCACATTGCAGGATGCATATTTGGACGTTTTGACAGGAAAGATGGCAAATGGTACAGAACCGACTTCTATCCGCAGAAAAGAAAATGGCGTGGAAGTTCCAAAGGTTGATGTTATAAGAGAGCTTACGCTTGTGATTGATGGAAAAGAAAAAGTGATCCGCAAAGTCACAAAGCAGAAGTGGAGAAAACCAAGGGGACAGTCAGAAGAGGTGTTCGATGGAAATGAAACTTCTTATGAAATTGACGGATTCCCGGCTAAATCAAAGGATTATACCGAGTTCATCCAGTCAATAGCAGAACCTTCAACGCTTCTGATGTGCAGTAATCCAAAACCATTTCTGGACACATTACAGAAGTCAACAGCAGAATCCAGAAAGGTACTGGAAAAAATGTCTGGTTTTGATATTGCGCAGTTTATGGAAGAAAATCCACAGTATGCACATGTAGAAGAAATTACAAAGGGGCATTCCGTAGAGGATACATTAAAAAAACTGCGAAAAGAACTGAACGTGCAGAAGAAAAAGGTTGATGCAAAAAATACAGAGATTGCTTACGAAACCAATCGGACTGTTGAAGCAGAAGATACTTCTTCACTGGAATCCAAAAAACAGGAGCTTAATGCGGAACTTTCCAAGCTGGAAGAACAGGAAAAGATTCTTGAAGATTCAGCAAAAGGCTATGACGACCTTACATATGAAATCCGAGGGCTGAAATCCTCCAGGGATGGTCTGGTTAGCAAGGCAGGCAAAGAGCTGAAAGACAAGAAAGCAGCCATTATGAATGTGTATTACGACCTTGCAAAAAATAAAATTGAAAAAGAATCAGCTATCCGAATGTTGGGAATGGAACTGGATAGCCACATAAGAGCTGCACAACAGGCAAAAGCTGACTTGGATAGAGCCAGACAGGACTATCCGAGAATCAAGGAAATGGAGTGGGATGATTCTAGACTGAAAGCTATTGAAGCCGAAACATTCAATGATTCTGATACTATTTGCCCTACCTGCGGACAGGAACTGCCGGAAGAACAGGTTGCCGAATTGAAAGCCTCCTTTGAAGAAAAGAAGAAGTTTAGAATTGAAACTGAATTAACCCAAAAGAAAAATTGGGAATCAGTAAAGCAGAACCAGTTAAAAGGAATTTGCGACCTTGGAAATTCTGCTTCTGCAAAATTAAAGAAAACCAACGAGGAAATCAACAAATTACAGTCGGAAATCAGTGCGGCGCAGGATGAAGTTGCTGAACTTATTAAGCAGATTGAGGAAGAACAGTCCAAATTTACGGAGCTTCCAGAATCTGTAGATATGACAAATGATGAAGAATATCTTGCAGTTACAGCGAGAATTGCAGAACTTGAAGAGAAACTGAAATCATTTGATGATGTTCCTGGAAATAAACAGGAATTAAGAATGCAGATCAGCAATGTTATGAAACAGATTTCCAATGTGGATGCAGATATTAAGATTGCACAGGCAGCAGTTGCAGAGAAAGAAAAGCGAGTAGCCGAACTGAATGAGGAACTGAAAAACCTTGGACAAGTTCAAGCTGATATTGAAAAGAACATTGACACCGTTCTTAACTTCTCAATTCAGAAAAACAAGGCTCTGGCAGAGAAAATCAATCCATACTTTAAGCATTTCCAGTTCAGTTTCCTTGATTACACGATTGAGGGAAATCCAGTGGAAACTTGCAAGATGATCTGCAATGGAATTGACTACAATAGCGGATTAAATCATTCCGACAAAATTCTTTGCGAGGTTGATTTACTGAATGGATTACAGGAAATGAATGGGCTGAATCTGCCGATTTGGATTGATGATAGCGAATCCGTGAATGTTGATCGACTTCCCACATTAGACAGACAGATGATTGTGCTTAGAGTGACGGATGGGGATTTGAAAGTGAAAGAACTTTAAAAAAGAAAGGAACAGCCAGTAACTTGTTTGGCGGCAGACTGGCTGCTCCATATGAAATATAGAACAAACTATATTTGCTTAAATAATATCAAAAATAATTGGCTTAATCAAGTCACAGGTGATTTTGCACCTGGAATGTGAGAAAAATAATCACTCACCAAAACCTGTGCTACCTGTGAAATGGAATTTGGGGTTTGAGAGGTATATCAAATAACATAAGTACGAAACTGATGCAATCACGCAACAGCGTGTTAGCAAATATAAAAAAGAAAAGGAGAATTAAAATGGCAGGAAAAACACAGTTAGCAACAGCAGGAGAACAACAGGCGGCAATTGTAATCAACAATTCATTCATTGATGGGCTGGTTAAGCAGCTTGAAAAAAAATGCGAATACGGTCTTTCGTTCCCAAAAGACTACAACCTCAGCAATGCGCTCATGGGGGCATATCTGATTCTGAAAGAAACAAAAGACAGAAATAATAAGCCAGTTCTGGAATCTTGCACATCCACAAGCATTGCAAACAGCCTTATGAACATGGCGACACTAGGACTTTCAGTTCAGAAAAAACAGGGTTATTTCATTGCTTATTCCGGTCAGTGCCAGTTCCAGAGGTCTTACTTCGGAAACATTACAATAGCCAGAAGATACGGTATGAAAGATATTCATGCCGAGATCATCTACCAAGGAGATAAGTTCAAATACCACATTGAAGATGGAAACAAGATTCTGGATTCTCATGAACAGGATTTTATGAATATTGATAATGATAAAATCCTTGGCGCATATGCAGTAGTTCAGATGGAAGATGGAACAAAACACCTGGAAGTTATGAATATGAAGCAGATCAAACAATCTTGGTTACAGGGCTATGGGTACAAAGAAAACGGCAATGGAACACACCAGAAGTTTACCGATCAAATGGCAAAGAAAACAGTTATCAATCGTGCATTAAAACAGATCATTAACAGCCACGGTGATGTTTTTGTACAGGAAGCTGACGAAAACACAGAGGATATTCCAAAACAGGATATTATTGAACAAGACGTTGCTTATGAAATTAGTGAGAATGCAAACACAGAAGAATTCATTCCACAGACAGAAGCAATCGAAGAAAAGCCTAAGCAGCCAACCGTAGCTGAAGACGTAAAAACAGCAGAAAAAGAACCAATCCCGGCAGCAGAGCCAGTGGAAACAGAGATTCCGTCATTTATGAGCCAGGAGGAAATGTGATATGAGCAATAAAGAAATTTTACAGAAAGCAAAGGAACTAGTTGAACTTTTGGAAAAGCAGGAAGAAACTGGAAAGATTGAGTTGTCAACGCTGAAACGAGGAGAAGTATTTCAGACCACGGGTAAACGCAAATACAAGGTTCTGGAACAGTATGGAGATACAACGAAAATTATTTCACTTGATCTGGTGAAAGAAAATGCAAAATTCGGAGACAACACGGATTATAACAAATCAAATGTAAAGAAGTTGTGCGACACAGAAATCTTAAAGGATTTTGAGGAAGAGTTTGGTGCTGAAAACATCGAAGAGCATACGGCAGATATTATTACCGTGGATGGGCAGAAAGTCGGAAGTGTAAAATGTAAAATTCGACCTATTACCTTTGATGAAGTGCGCAAATATACAGATATCATGCCGAATCAATACTTAGATGATTGGTATTGGGCATTATCACCATGGTCAACGGAAGAACGTGGATGGAAAAACAGGATGTCCGTTGTTTCGCCTGCCGGCTATATCGGCAACGTTAGCTACTACGACAGTTACGGTGTTCGCCCAGTTTGTATCTTAAAATCTAATATCTTTGTATCTAAGGTGGAGGAATGATTATGAAGAAAAATCTGAAATATTTTGAGGATGAATTATCCAGATTAAGTAAAGGGTTCGCGGAATTCAAGAAAAAGCACATCGGAAAGCCGGAAATCGGAAAAGCTATTGAACTTGCAGGTATGGAATGGCTGATTCTGGATAAAACAGAAAAAGGATATTTTGCCATTTTGAATGGATTTGACGGAAAAAAAAGAACATTTGATTCAGATTCAAATAACTGGATTTCGAGTAAGCTGAGAAATGAGTTAAATACTCGTTTTCTTAAAAAAATTACGGACGAGTTTGGAAAAGATGCAGTTATTGAGTTTGATCGAGATTTGCTTTCTTTGGACGGACAGACAGAATACGGACATTGTAAAGATAAGATTTCGATTTTGACGGTGGATGAATACCGAAAATACAGAAAATTCCTTCCAAATATGGATGAATGGTGGTGGCTGCTTACTCCATGGAGTACACCAGCAAATGATTGTAACACAACAAATGCCGTTGTTTCGCCTGCCAGCTATTTCGGCATCAATTACTGCTTCAACAGTTACGGTGTTCGCCCAGTTTGTATCTTTTCTTCTTCAATCTTTGAATCAGAGAATGATAAATGATGGATGGATTGTAAAATGTGATATTCATAAATATTTTTACATCATAGATCATGAAATAATGAAAGACGTACTTGACTACTATTTTGATGATGATTTTACAGTCTGGTTGAACCATTTGTTTATTGACAGTACAGGTAATCCCGGGCTTCCATTAGGAAATCAGGTAAATCAGAAGTACGCATTGTTGCTTTTACATTCACTGGATCAGATGATAACGATTGAATTTGGAAATCCATATTACGGACGATACAACGATGATTTTTATGTAATTTGTAAAACGAAAGAAGATGCCAGAGAAATTCTTGAGGCAATCCGAAAGATGGTTGAAAGTCTTAGACTGGAATTAAACCCTAAATCACAAATTGTACCATTTCGCATGGGCTTGTGTTATCTGGGCTTTCATCATTACGTTACTGATAAAGGAAAATATATCAGAAAATTGCGTGGTGATAAGAAAAGAAAAACACAGAGAAAAATCCGAAGATGGGTACGAGCAGTGAATGACGGGAAGATGTCGATAGAAAAATTCCATGAAAAATACGGATCATGCAAGAATCATATGCTTCATGGAAATTGCATTAAACTATGCCATAGTATGGATTTAGATATTGAAAGGAGAATGAAGTGAGATTAATTAGTCAGAGCGGGGAATTTGATGTTCCTTATGAAATCACATCATTAAGCAGAACTGGAAATATCATAAGAGCATATGTGCCAATGGTAGGTGAAAAAGGAACAGTCATGGCTCGTTATTCGACAGATGAAAAAGCTGAGAATGCCATGAAAATGTTACATAACACATATACAGGAACATTCTTTTCACAGAACATGCACATTACGGAAAATGATGAAAAAAAGTTCTTAGAAATGGTGTCAACCAAAGGGTTTGGAATCATAAGAACTTTTACAAGTGGAGATGAAATGAAATTCGAACCGGCAAACATTGTATTTTGGTTCCCGGAGGATGATGAAGTATGAAAGAGATAGGAAGAAAGAGAATTAATTGGGATTCTATTGTGACTGTGGAATTATCGCTTAAAGAGCTTCAATTAATAAGGGACGCAATGGTGGCTACAGATTTAAAAGATATGAAAGAATTATGGAGCGGAGCTCCTCCGTATCAGCAGGACGATAAAAATATGATTGGAGAAACTGCTTCTTCAATTTTAAATAGCTACAAATAAACAGAAAGCGAGGTGATGAAAATTTTCATGCGAGTAGTAAACACAGGGAGCCAACACGGAAACTGCTATGTTTTGAAATCGAACATCGGAGAAATGCTTCTTCTGGACTGCGGATGCAAATACAAAGACATTCTGAAAGCTATTGATTACAAAACAAGTGATGTTTCTGGCGTATTGCTTAGTCATGAGCATGGAGATCACATCAAATCATTTCGGGAACTGATGAATGCTGGTATTCAGATTTACACCAATGATGAAACCGTGGAACATCTGCAAATCATCACTGGTGAGTTAATGAAAGGTGTTCCAGAAAAAAGACCGTTTCGTGTTGGCTCTTTTACAGTAATACCATTTTATTTGCCGCATACCACAAGAGATAAGGACACAGGACAACTTATTCCTTGCTTCAATTTTGGATATATTGTAGAGCATGAAGAAACGGGAAAGTTGTTGTATATGACCGACTTTGAATACTGCAAGTACAACTTCAAGGCAATGCGATTGAACCATTTAGTTATTGAATGCAACTATTGTGGAGAATTGGTTGACAAAGCAGCTGAAAATTACACGCATAGGCTTAAAGGGCATTGTTCTTTAGATACTTGCAAAAGCTTAGTAAATACAAACCATACGGCAGCATTACGGACGGTAACATTGGTGCATTTGAGTAATGAAGCAGCTGACCCGGAACAGATTTTGAAAGAGATAAAAGAAACTGTGGTTTGGGATGATGCACTGGTACAGATTGCCAGACCTGGACTTGAAGTTAACTTGGACTTATGTCCATTTTGAAAGGAGAAAATTAATGCCAAAAAAATTTAGAAACTATGTAATTAAAGGACAGGAGCATGTAGACCGTAAAACAGGAAAAACAATTCCTTCACCTAGTGTATGGCGTTCAGTAAAAGATGTGCTTCCAGAAGCTCCAACTGATGATACCGCATGTTTGTATTATGTAAAGCTGAAAAATTCTGAAAAAATCATCATGCTTGCATATACTGGAAATGGCGAATGGACTGACACAGAAGGAAAAGAATACAAAGGTGTAGAGACATGGCTTGAATATATGCCAAAAGAACATCCGATAGTCGAAAGAAAAACTTTCTTAAATGAAGATATTTTGAAAGCTATTGTTTCTGATTATATGGAAAAAACTGAAGGAGTTACGGTTAATACAAATAATGTATTTTTTAAAGTAGGAAGAAAATCTGTCGGCTATGGAATGAGTGAACATGAGGAATTGGTATTTATTGGATGTGATGTGATAGCTATGGAGGAAAAATAACACATGAAAATCTTCTTAAAAACACTTGACAAGCTGAAAAAGCCAGAACTTTCCGAACAGGAATGTAAGTACGACAAAGGATGGAATGATGCAATCAAGAAAGTTGAAGAACTGATTTGTTCCTACAGCTCTGCGGATATGTGGATTCCAACAGATTTAAAGTTACCGCCAGAACCAGATGTGAGAGAAAGCCCAGAAGATAGGATAAAATACAACGTTACCATAAAAGATGTCGAGTTACCAACAAGCCTTACATATTTAGGCGGTGGAAGATGGGGAATGGTAAAAAAACACGGAATTGCATATTATCCAGTCATTGCATGGCAACCAATGCCATCAGTCTACAAACCAGGGAGGTAACACCATTGGAAATTACAATCGGAATTTGTGCAGAGGAAATCAAAGAAATCCTTGTTGAGCACATCAAAACAAAAGGATTTGACGTAACAGAAGATGATATTTCCTTTGTTATTGGGAAAGAAGAAAGCGTAACAGGAAATACAAAGAAAATCAAACACGCACTTATCAGGTGCGACATTCATATTGAGAGGTGATAAATTGTGAATATTGTTATTCTTTCTGGGAGATTAACTGCTGACCCAGATATCAGAATGGGAACGAATGACACCAAAATTGCAAGATACATTTTGGCTGTTGAAAGAAGAGTAAAAAAGAACACGGAAAGAAAATCTGACTTTATTGCTTGCGTATGCCTTGGTAAAAATGCAGAATTCGCAGAGAAATATCTTAAAAAAGGCACGAAAGTAAATGTGCGTGGAGAATGGAAGACTGGAAGCTATACGAACAAAAGCGGAGAAAAAGTCTACTCAAATGATTGCCTTGTTGCAGAGCATGAATTTGCAGAAAGAAAGAAACAGGAAACAGATACACGACCAGTACCGCAACCAGAACCTAGTTTCATGGATGTGCCAGATTTAGGCGGTATGGAAGATGAATTTCCGTTTAGTTAGGTAATGAAAAACGAGTGTAGAAAGCTTGTGGATCAAATAGAAAAGGAATGAAGCAAGTTGGATTATAAAAAACTTAGACAGGCAAAAGCTATTGAAGCAACAAACCGTGAAAGATGGTTAAAAGTTAATCCGAATCTGAACGACAAATCTGGAATTTATATGCTCACTAGATGCGACGAAGAGGGATTCAAGTATGCGTACATAGGACAAGCAAAGCATATTTTATCAAGACTTTGTGGACACAACATGGGATACAAGTCGCATATTGACAGAAGCTTAAAAAAACATGGGGTACTTTCAAAAATTAATCCATATGGATGGAATGCGACATTTATAAATTGCCCTATATCAGAGCTTGATGAAAAGGAAAAATTTTACGAAAGACAATTTGCAGACCACGGTTATCAACTTAGAAATAAAACAGGTGGCGGTCAAGGAAAGGGGAAGAAACAAATTGACGAATTTCGTCCGGCAAAAGGATATAGAGATGGAATCCAACAGGGCAAAATAACCCTTGCAAGAGAACTAAAACACATCATTGATACTCACTTAAACGTATCAATAAGACCAGAAAAAGTAAATAACAAAGTATCTATTAAGGCGTTGGAAAAATTCAACGACTTACTCAATGAAGAAAACTATCACTGATTCTAACACACCAGTAGTTCTACTGGCTAAATTCAAAAGATAAAAAATAAAAATGAAAGGAGCTTGCCTTCAGCTGACGTAAGGGTGCACCGGGCTTCTTTTGAAAATGAAATTAAAGTGTGAAATATATCGTGATTCTATGCAGAACTATAAAAAATACGCAATTCCAAGAGCGCAACTCGTAATTGCTGATGTTCCATACAATGTAGGATGTAATTTCTACGGAAGTAATCCTATGTGGTACACGGGCGGAGACAACAAGAACGGCGAAAGTAAACTTGCTGGTAAAGCAGCATTCAATTCAGATTTCAATTTCAATCTGTATGAATACTTCCATTTTTGTTCAAAAATGTTGAAGAAAGAACCAAAAAAGGCAGGTGTAAGAGGAAGAAGTTCAGACGCACCATGTATGATAGTGTTTTGTTCATTTGAACAAATTCAAACTCTGATTAATGCGGCGGCGAAACATGGATTTGTTCACTATATACCGCTTGTATTTATAAAAAACTACAGCCCACAGGTGCTTAAAGCAAATATGCGTGTGGTAGGTGCTACAGAATATGCTCTTGTATTCTACAGAGATAAACTTCCAAAATTCAGAAATGGAGCGCAGACGGACGAAAACGGAAAGACTATTCGTGGAACCGGGAAAATGGTATTTAATTGGTTCCAATGGGAGAAGGACGGAAAAGATATTCCGAAAATTCATCCAGCGCAGAAACCAGTATCAGTTCTAAAACGACTGATTGAAATATTTACTGACCCTGGGGATGTAGTGATTGACCCTTGCTGTGGAAGTGGCAGCACATTGAGAGCCGCCATGGAACTTGGCAGAAGTGCATATGGATTTGAAATTGACAGGAACTTTTATAGCAGAGCAAAAAACGAAATGCTTGTTTTTGAAAATGATAGCCAAATGAGCATAGGAGATTTTATATAAGGAGCATGATTAAATGTCAGAAAATACAAACGAATGTGTAATTGAGTGGATTCCCGGAAGAGATTATGTAGGGGTTACTGCTAAGAACGGAAGTTCCTGGAAGAATAGATGTGAGGAATTAGAAAAGGAATTTCCAGACGATGTGAAAATTCTTGCCAGAAATAATGATGGATCTATTTTCGCTCACTTGCCGTATTCCTACATTAAAATCAATCCACCAAGAAAATATTCCGATGAAACAAAGAAGAAAGCTGCGGAAAGATTAAATAAAATGCGTGCAGAAAAAAGTAATACTGCGGAAGAAAATCCGTTTTGCCTATGAATTACCGTCAGAGGAAATATAATGAGGGGCAATCTGCTAGAAATGATATTTACGGATTTCTTGTCAAGTATTTTGAGAAACACGGATACATGCCTTCTTACGAAGAAATCATGGATGGAACAGACCTCACAAAGTGTACCGTCCAGAGACATATGCGGCAATTGGAGATGGATTCTCTGATTGCCACAGAACATCCGGGAGTATCAAGAGCGTACCGTTTGACGGAATACAGATACGAAAGGAAGAAACATGGGAAGCAAATTAAAGATGAAAGCGCCAAAGAAAAATAGGGCGTTGGAATGCGATAACCAAATGTCATAGGCATTTGCCAGAGCCATGCAGAATTCAAGAAAAGAGCTTGAATTTATGCAAGATCAGGCTTACAACGATGGATTCAGCAATGGTGACGACTGGGCGAATACGATCAATTCCGTAACTATGATGTTGACATTAAGAAAACTGCATGGATTTTCAACCAAAAGGCTTTTAGACGTAATCAATTGCGCAAATGATTTTGTGGGGCAAGCGAACCGTGGCGAAAGAAGCTTTATGAGCATGATTGAGGAATTGGAATCTGAAACAGATGTAAGAATCCCAGATTTGAATAAAGAATTGGTTAGAAGGTTCGGAAAATAAAGGGAGAAAATCTAAGTGAGGAAAGTGAGGACACAATGACAGAACAGGAAAAGAAGGAACTTCTGGACGAGTTAGAAAAACGTATGGACGAGAAATACAAAGGTTGTCTTACCAGAGAAGATGTTGCAACCACATTAAAAGTGCCGAGAGAAAAGTGGTTCAGAGATGAGAACGGGAACGGAAGCAAATCTCTGATGACGGATGCTTTTGATTCCAGTATTATTTCGTGGCAGGTTTGGGAAACAATCAGAAAATTAACTTGCGTCGTGTGCGGTAAGCAGTACGTCAGACAGCTTGCGAATGTAGAAAATGCGGATGAGATTGCAGAGAAAATTTGCCAGTTTGTTTATGACTTGAAGATGGATTTTAAGAAACAGGAGGACGCAAAATGTTAATCAGAAGTCAGGATAAAGGGAAAATGGAATATGAGTAAGTTTGTAGACTTAACAGGAAGACGTTTCGGGAGATTAACAGTAATAAAGCGAAAAAAAACGGACGATACCAATAGAACATATTGGATATGCCAATGTGATTGCGGAAACATAAAAACCGTAGAAGCATACGCGCTCAAAATAGGAAGAACAAAATCGTGCGGTTGTTTAAGCGTTGATATTGCAAGGCAAAAAGCTACAAGACACGGATTAAGGCATACAAGGATATATAACATCTGGCGCAATATGAAATATAGATGCGAGCACAAAGATCACCCACAATATATTGATTATGGCGGTCGTGGAATATCTGTTTGTGAAGAATGGCATGATTTTATGATGTTTTATAAATGGGCAATAGAGAATGGGTATCAAGACAATTTAACGATTGACCGCATTGATAATAATAATGGATATTCGCCTGACAACTGTAGATGGGTGGATGCAAAAATACAAGGAAATAATAAAAGAAATAATTTGATTGTAGAATTCAAAGGAAAGCCAATGACAATTTCTCAAATTTCAGATCTTACTGAAATTAATTATGAAAAATTAAGAAAGGCATTTCATTCTGGCCGTATATATAAAATGTTTAATGAAGAGCCAGAAGATAGTGAGGTGTGAGTATGAGGTATAGAAAAAAACCAGTTGTAATTGACGTGGTACAGTGGACTGGTACAAATCATCGAGAAATGTTCGATTTCCTGACGGACTATCAGTGTACAGACCAGTACATATCGGCAGAAGGTAAGAATTTCTATATTGACCATTGGAAGGTTCCGGGTGGTCTGGTTATTAAAACACTCGAGGGTGAACATCTTGCAAACATTGGTGATTACATCATCAAAGGTGTTCACGGTGAATTTTATCCGTGTAAGCCAGATATATTCAGAGAAACTTATGAGGAGGTGGAAGTATGAAGTATAAATGCGTGAAATCGTTCACGTTAGATACATACGATGGTGATGGATTTTACGTTGACGGATACATGGAAATTGAGGTAGGCGAAGTTTACGAAGTTGGAAATGAAAAAATTATTGATGGAGAAATTCATCTTGACGGAGTAAATGTTAACAGATGGATTGAGATATCTCAAGAAATGTTAGATGAGTATTTTACAGAGGTGGTTGTATGAGCAGAGTACGAACCAGATTAGAGCAGTACAAAACTGAGATAGAAAATAAATCACAGTATAAGCATGGGCTTCCAGGGAGTGCACTGGATATTGTGAATACTCTTCTGGTGGATGCGGAAGAAGATAGAAAAGAAAATAAACAATGGATTCGTCGGCTTCGAGGAAGTATAAATGGAATTAGAGATATTATATGCAATACTGATGAGATAAAAACTGCAACATACAGGGTTCAGGAATACATGAGAAATCATGGGAGCGATAAAGAATTTATTCAAAACATTAATAACGATTTTGTTCTTGGATTTATGATTTCTCAAAGAATGATGCATGATGATTTCCAGGTTGTATGGGAAGAATATTTGGAATCAAGCGAGAGGTGGAAGCATGAGCCATATAAGGAGGTCAAATAAATGCTGAGAATAACACGTTGCGAAGGAAACGGGCAAAGTAGTTGTAAAGGATGCGAAGATAAAGGCATTTGGAACAGACACTGGGTGTGCTTCTTGTATAAAATACAGGGACAAGAAGGTTGCTACTGTGAGAAATGCATAAAAGAAATCATGAGAAAGGAAGAGCGAGAATGGTTGAATACACTGAAAAAGACAGTAAAGAGCTCGTAGAAGCCTTGAACACATTAATTTCAAAATGCGCAAAGGCAACAAGTTACGAACTCAATTGCATCGTATCTTACGGAGAGAATCTGGAACTTGATTGTCATTTCGGCTTCAAAATGCACAAAGAGGACTAAATTGGATATTGTAAATTATACTGCCCGGACGGTGAAACACAGTGCTGCATCTGCTGTACTAAACAGGATTCTTGTCAGTGCAAATGCGATGATATGGACATTTATGAAGAAGCGGAGGAGTGTGAGGATTATGAGACTGATTGATGCTGATAAATTAAAAGAAGTTATTGAAAAAGAAAAAGACGATAATGATTATATGTGTAGATTATGCATTGAATCAACTAAGGAGATTATTGACGAACAGCCGACAGCTTTTGATGTAGATGAAGTTGTTCAACAGTTGGAAATGTTAATCGAAGATAAAGTTTCAGAATCGGGTGACGATTGGTATACAGCCCAATGTCTGAATGAAGCAGTTGAAATTGTGAAAGGCGGTGGAGTAGATGGCAATTAAGCCTATTTTATTCAATACCGATATGGTTCGGGCAATCATGGACGGAAGAAAGACATGCACACGGCGGGTGGTAAAAACCAGACGAAAAGACGCTTGTGGGTTCTACGTTACGAAAAGAACGGACGGCTCATTTACCGGGATATATGAATATGACGAAGATGAGAGAATGTTCGAAAATCAGTTGATTCCACCGTACAAGCCAGGAGACATTCTGTATGTTCGGGAAACTTGGCACAGATATACAAAGCGGGTTGGAAAAGGTGAAGGATGCCATCTGGAAGAACACTATGGATATAAGGCTAGCATTGCAAATTCTGAAGACGTAGAAGAGCCGTGGAAACCATCCATCCACATGCCGAAAGAAGCGGCGAGAATCTGGCTGAAGGTTACGGATGTTAGGGTGGAGCGGCTACAGGAGATCACTGCTGATGATATTCGCAATGAGGGACTCTCTTCCGCAGCTGTTCACTGCGGAGATATGGAGATTGCGTTAAAAGAATGGGAAAATCTCTGGAATAGCACCATCAAGAAATCTGACCTTGGCCGCTATGACTGGAATGCATCACCGTGGGTCTGGGTAATCGAGTTTGAACGGTGTGAGAAAATGCAGGAGGAACACAAATGAGTAGCGCAAGCGTAAGATTCGGAACAAAAGCGTATGTATGCGCAAGGTACTTCATCAGACCTGGAAAGTGCTTCAAATACATCGACCAGCGTGGCGAGGATGTCACAGAACACGTTTATGAGGTCATGGCATTATACTCTTATTGTGTATTGTTAAGAGATACAAGAAACGGAGTCAGAACTTGCCCGGGATATAACACTTTGAGCCTGATGCTGAGAGGAAGCGAAGCGAGTGAGTAAAGGAAAAGACATTTCGACTATGTTTACAAGAGAAGAAAACAAAAAGAACGGAAGACTCGGATATGGACTGGCTACCAGAGAAAAAGATACTATCATTAGTCCTGCACAATATGGAGCATTCTTGCAGAAAAGAGGTAAGAGAAGATGAGCAAATCAGTATTAGTGATAGATACGCCGAAAAATTGCTATGACTGCCCGTTCGGAACTGAATATTGTGGAAATCTTGAATACGATGGGTTGTGTGAATTAGCTGACTGTTTAGATTATGATGCAATTCTGATGACAGAAGAACATTATGATTACGAAAGCAAATCAAGACCTGAATGGTGTCCATTGAAGCCACTGCCGGAGAAGAAAAGTACAACTGCACCCGTGAGCAATTATGAAGTGCAGAAAAACTTATTTGCCGCTGGTTGGAATAACTGCATTGATAAGATTACAGGAGGAGGGGATTCTGATGATTAATTTAACAGGAAAAAGCGTGTTCGTAAAGACACAGGAAGAATATTTGAGTGTTCTGAAAATAGCAAGGTTTCAGGGATTCAAATGGGCGAGAGAAAACCATTTAAACCATATCGAAATTCCATTTCCAAACATATTGATTTTTTACGATAATAAGACCGTTACTTACAGCTTTGAAAAGACATTGCTTGAAGCATCCAAAATCGTCGAAGATGAAAAAAAAATCAAGGATGCAGTAAAACTTGTCAGAACGTTCGCTAAATACCCAGATAGAACAACTTTGACGGACTCATTTATTAAGTCCTTGAAGCTACTTGCAGATACCGTAGAAAGTCAGATGGAAGAGGTGAAGTAGATGACTGATGAAATTTTCGGTCTTATGGAATGCTTCCCCGGGAGCTACATAAACAGATTTGGGGAAATAATTCTTTCCGAAAAAGGAAACGTATATTTCACAGCAAAGAATTGTACCGATAAAGAAGATATTATCTGCAAGCTACTTGAATGGTGTTCAAGGCCAATGGCAAAAGGAGAGCCGTACAGTTCGCACAAAAGAAATAATGAATGGAGAGAACAACTGATATCAAGCCTTAACAGATATCTGGGTACAAACTTTGGCCAAGAGGATATGTACTGGATTTACGATCAACTCGGGAATGCTGTAAATCATAAACTGACGCTGAGATTTATCAGAAGTGATTTCAATTTGAAAATCGTATATCAAGAAGTAAAAGAGGTGAAGTAGATGGAGAGATTAACGCAGTGGGTTGACGATGGGGAAAGCAAAAAAGCAATTCCTAGAGTTGATATCAGAAGCAATGGTCACAATAAATGCTGTAATAAACTTGCCGAATACGAAGACTTAGAAGAACAGGGATTGCTTGTGAGATTGCCGTGTAAGGTCGGAGATACAGTGTATAAGTTTTGGTATTATGATAGAAGTCCATATAAAATCCAACAACATGTGATCAGAACATTATCTGAAATTTGCGAGCTTATAGAGAGTAAAAAGCTTGGAAAATCTGTATTCCTCACTCGTGAAGAAGCTGAGAAGAAGTTGGAGGAGATGAAAGCTAATGATTAAAATACTGAATACCATTAATACTAGACTGATTCCTATATCGGTTTTACAGGATGTAAAAAGTAGAATCTCTGATTGGCTTGCATCCGGCGGAAAAGAAACCGATCCTTACATTCAGCGGCAAATTGATTATCTGAAAGCTGTTGAAAAAGTAGCATTGGATGAGAAAAATATCGTATAAGTGGAATTAGAGGAGATAAAGAATGCATAGACATTTATGGACCAAATATTACCATCACAGAAGATGGCATATATACAAATGTATTATTTGTGGAAAATTATGGGGATGGAAGGAGAAAGAATGGACGTTAAAGAAGCAAAAGACATATTATCAGATATGAGAGACCAGCATTTATGTTTCTTGGGAAATTTAGGAATAAAAGATGAATGGCAGAAGAAATATCTAAAAGAAGCATGGGCGTGTGATTCTGGTGCAAAGGCTCTTGCCGGATTAACCACATGGATAAAGATTGATAAAGGTATTATTGCAGAAAGTATTTTGCGCTACGGCAAAAATAATCAAAGTACAGTCTGTATGGAAGAATGCGCAGAACTTATACAAGCAATCAGTAAGGCAAAACGTGGAAAAATCAACCGTGATAACATGATAGAAGAAATTGCAGATGTGTTGATCTGCATCGAAATGTTAAAGCAAATGTACATGATTTCCGATGAGAAAATTAATAAGTGGATTGAGAAGAAACAGGCGAGAGAAGCAGAAAGGATGGAAAAGAATGAATAAGAAAGAAATCGCAGAGATTAAGAAGCAGTTTACACCAGCCAACTGTGCAATCACACGCATTTGTGGTTGTTATGTGGATGCAGAAAAGAATAAGAAAACCAAAATTAAAGAAGCTTTCCTTTCCATTCCAGAGGAAGAAATGTTTAAGTATTTTGACATTTTCAAAAAAACTATGTCTGGCAGACTTGGAAAAAATCTTATGAACCTTGATTTTCCATTATCACAGGAAAAAGAGGGTGGAACACAGGAATTTCTTATGCGGATCAGAGCAAGTAAGCTTAAAGATGATGAGCTTTTGGACGAGTTCTACGACAAAGTAATTGAAAACTATGACTATCCAGAAAATTACTACATAGTTCTCATTCATGCAGTATATGACATTCCTGGAAAGGCTTCTGATGGAATCGAAATGCACGATGCATCAGAAGAAATTTATGAACACATTTTATGCAGCATTTGTCCGGTGAATCTTTCAAAGGCTGGGCTTAGCTATGATGTGGCTGAAAATAACATCAAAGACAGAATTCGTGATTGGGTAGTCTCAAGACCAGAAACAGGATTCTTATTCCCTGTATTCAATGACAGAAGCACTGATATTCATGAAACCTTGTATTTCAACAAAAACACAAATAATATTCATACAGACTTCATCGAAAACGTTCTTGGAACACCAATTCCACGTATACCAGGCAATGAGAACAATGTCTTTTCGGATTTCATCATGGGTAATTTCAATGGAAATACAACATTCAATTTCACGGAAAGTCTAGTTGAATCTTTGCAGGAAGTAAGAGAACAGAAGAAAGACAGCCCGGAGATGATAACTGTATCATGTGACGAAATGGAACAGATTTTTGGATATTGTGGAGTTCCAGACGAGAAGTTATCAGATTTCAAGGAAAACTGGGAAATGTATTTCAGCAATGAGCCTGTTGTCCTTGACAATATCCATAATTCAAAAACTACAAAAATTGTAACACCAGATGCAACAATCTGCATTCAGCCAGATAAAATTGCTCTGATTGAACTGAAAGAAATAAACGGCGTTCCATCCCTTGTAATTCCAGTAAATGGAGAACTGAAAATCAATGGAATTGAAGTTGAATTAAAATAAACACTTTTGAAAAAGCCAGGAATTGGAGAAAGGAATTTTAGAATTGGCAAATAAAAGAATGTTTACCATGAAAATTGTTGATAGTGATCAATTTTTAAATATGTCAATTGAGGCACAATGTGCATATTTCCAACTATGTATGCGCTCAGATGATGATGGATATTTAAGAAGCTGGAAACGCACAATTAGAATAATAGATGCAAAAGAAGAATTCGTATCTGAATTAATAAGTAACGGATATTTGGAGAAAAAATCTGAAAATGTATATAAATTACCATTGTTCAAAGAAACAACAGGATATGGAGAAAGAGATAAACAAAGGCACACTAAAGAATATAAAAAATGGAGAAAAGAGGTGCTTAAAAGAGACAATTATATTTGTCAAATGTGTGGAAAACCAAACTCCAATATTGCACATCATAAAGTAAGGTTTAGAGACTGCTATGACGATAAAAATATTGTTTATGATATAGGAAACGGAGTTTGTTTATGTAAAAGATGCCATAAAATAGCACATGGAGGAGGCAATTACATTAATGGCTAAAGTAAGCTGGATTAAAATAGAGATTGAAATGTTTAGTAACCGAAAAATTAAGCAAATAAGGAAAATGCCTGAGGGAAACAATATTGTTCTTATTTGGGTAATGCTTTTGACAATGGCCGGCAGATGTAATTCAAACGGAATTATTTTTCTCACTGAAAATATTCCATACACAACAAAAATGCTTGCAGATGAATTGGATTTTGAGGAAAGCATTATTCAATTAGCACTAACAGTTCTGGAAAAGTTCGGGATGATTACCAGAGATTCTGAATTACTTTCTATTCCTGGCTGGGAAGAGCATCAAAGTGCAGACGAATTGGAGAAAATACGAGATCAAAACAGAAAAAGGGTTGCAGAATATCGTGAGCGTCAAAAAAATAAGGTCGCTTTGCTTTGCAAGAAAGATGATGTAACGTTACAGAAACGTTACAGTAACATTACTGTAACGGAACAGAATAAGAATAAAGATAAAGATTTAGAATTAGATAAAGATAAAGAAAAAGATATAAATGATTTAATAGTATCTAAAGATACTATTCGTCAGACTGACGTCCAACGAATCATTAATGAATGGAACAGCCTGGAAGAATTTGGTATCAACCCTGTAAAAAGAATGACACCAAAACGAGAACAAGCAGTAAAAGCAAGAATCCGTCAGAACCATATAGATGATATCTTAGAAGCCATTGAGAACATTCGCCATAGTAGTTTCTTACAAGGGCAAAATAAAAATGGCTGGATGGTTACGTTTGACTGGTTCTTAAAGCCTGGAAATTTCGCAAAAGTATTTGAAGGGCAATACGCAGACAAGTCTACGAATAGACCGTGCAGCTACATGGAGAAAATTCAAAACAGAGTAAGCGAGGTGGATAATTGGGTATGAAAAGAGAAGAATGGGCGGTACTCGTAAAGGCAATGAAAGCTGTGTACACTTCTCCATCATTTCTGCCAGATCAATATGCTTTTGATACTTGGTACGGATTACTGAAAGACCTAGATTACAAGCTTTTAAGTTTCGGATTAAAGAAATATATGCAGACTGAATGGAAAGAACCTACAATAGCTGCATTACGGCAATGCGCGCAGAGCCTTCAGCCACAAAAAGAAGAGCTGAATGAAACGGAAGCATGGGAAAAGGTATGCAAGGCCATTCAAAATTCTACATATAATGCAGAAACAGAGTTTGATAAACTCCCAAAAATCATCCAGAAAGCAGTATCAAGCCCGGCACAGCTTAGAGAATGGGCGGTATCTGAAAATGTGGATGGTACATGGTGGAGTGTAGTTCAGTCCAACTTTCAAAGGACTTACCGGGCAGAAGTACAGAGAGAACAAGAACGAAGAAAACTAAGCCCAGACCTTTTAAAAATTATAGATTCTGCCAGATTGGGAGGTGTGGAAAAATGCCAGATAGAAAACCATGGAGAGAATTAAAAAGCACTGAAATTATAGGATTAAAGCGGAGACAATGCTCGAAATGCGACTATTACAGCAAAAGCGAAAATGCATGGAGTACAAATGCAACCTGTGATTATATCTTGATCGAAGAGCATAGCAGAGGATGTGATCCGAGGGATTGTGTTAAAAATGGTATCTTCAAGAAGAAAGCGAGAGGAAATTCAAGAGTAAAGCGAGTGATTCTATGAGGAAGATAAGCGAAATGTATAAGCGGTCTGGTGGTACAGCTTATCAGCATACCTGTTCAGATTGCAGATTCTTCCGTGATGGAAAGCATCCGCAGTGCCTGCAATACGAACTGGAAATTGATTGGAATCCAGATTATATAGCTTGCAAATTTTACAATCTGGAAGAATCTCAGATTGATGGACAGGTAAACATCTTTGATTTGTTGTAAAATGTGATAATTGTGTACTTAAAATAGTGCAGAATCGTTCAAAAGAGAATAATGGTAGAAATTATAGGGCATACAAAAGATAAAGAAAAACAGCACTTAAAACGAGATAATTATATGGAGGGACAATTAATGGAAAAAGCTATATTGTATGCCATAAACGAAAGAATGTTCTCACTTGGTCTGATAGATGAGAAAACAAGAGATAAAATTAAAGCTGAAATCAGCATTAGAAAGTAACGAAAATGTATTGAGTGGAGTTATGTGAAGTGTTATACTTTATATGATTCCACTCCCTGTATATTGAGGGAGAAAAGCATTATGAATATTTATTATGTCAGAGAAAAATTAAGGAGTTGTTCTATTTACGATATTGAACTGAATGTTGCTTATTACGCTAGGGTTTCTACGGAAAAAGTTGAACAGCAAGCATCCATTAAACACCAGGAGGAACATTTCGAAGAGCTGATACGTTCTAACAACAGATGGAAGTTTGCAGGTTCTTACATTGATGATGGTATTTCCGGAATGCACGCAGATAAAAGAGAAGAATTCCAAAGAATGCTCAAAGATGCAAAGCTTGGAAAAATTGACATGATTATCACAAAAGAAATTTCGAGATTTGCGCGAAACACTCTTGACAGCATCCAATATACCAGGGAATTGTTGTCTTACGGCGTATGCGTGTGGTTTCAAAATGATGGAATTAACACTATTGATGATGATAGTGAGTTCAGACTTACTATTATGGCCGGAGTTGCACAGGACGAAATCCGCAAACTTTCTTCAAGAGTAAAATTTGGACACGCACAGTCAATCAAAAATGGTGTTGTTCTCGGGCACAGAATGTATGGATACTCAAACAATCAAGGAAAACTCGAACTGGTTCCAGAAGAAGCGGACATGGTTCGAATGATTTTTCAAGATTACGCTTCCGGAATATCTACACCAAGAATAGAAAAAAAACTCTGGGATATGGGATACAGAAGTTTCAAAGGCGGTAAAATTAACCGGGATGTCATAAAAAATATTATTCGAAATCCAAAATACAAAGGATACTATTGCGGAGGAAAAGTAAAGGTTGTCGATATGTTCACAAAGAAACAAGAATTTCTTCCACAGTCAGAATGGATAATGTTTAAGGATGATGGTTCCAGAGTACCGCAGATCATTGATGAAACTACCTGGGAAAAGGCAAACGCATATTTAAGAGAACGTGGAGAAGCCATAAAATCAAGAAGAACCTCTTTTAAAAACGAAAATATTTTCACTGGAAAACTTTTCTGCGCAAATGACGGAGCGCCATACTGGATGAAGCAACATTACATTCGAGGAAAAGAAGATGTTCGATGGGTATGTAGCTATAAAATAAAAAACGGAGCAGATTCATGTGATTCATTTGGTCTGGCAGAATCAGAACTGAAAGAAGTAATAGCAGAATTGATAAATAAATCTTCTGAAAACATTGATAGAATTTTGGAGGAATATTTTGAAATTTTGCAGTCCTTGATCAAAAACATTCCAGACAATAAAAACGAAATCTCACGACTTGAAAAACAGATTGATCTGTTAAAACAAAAACGTGAAAAAATACTGGAATATAATCTGGATGGAAAAATATCTGATGATGAATTTATTTCAAGAAATAAAGAATACATGAAGCAGATAAAGCAGATTGAGAGCCATATTCTAGAAATACAAAATACCAAAAGTCCAGAGCCAGTAGAAATACAATTAAGTGCTATTAAAGAACAGTTAGAAAAGTTTAAGGGCGTTACTCCAAAAGACATTAACAGGCAGATTGTGAATGAACTTTTTGAAAAAATTACCGTGGAACCGTTGGCGGTTACATGTGCAACACTGACATTTCAATTAAGGTCTGGAGGCCTTGAAAAATGGGGGTTTCCCTTGTGCCGTTCTGACGATATGATTTTAACTCTACATTCAGAACAACACAAGATATTTAGTAGGAAAACTTGCATTAAGACACAAGATATGGTATTTTTCAAATATAAGTACCTTTTAGCACTATAAGAGAAAAAAATGGGAGTGGAATCAATGATACATACAGCTTATGACGTAATGAAAGAGTTTTTAATCACTGATGCAGACCTTGAAGGAAAGTACGGAATCCCGAAAATTCCAAAGACTTTTATCCATCCAGGGAAAGATACTGTAGACTTTGCGGAGAGCTTCAGCAGAAAGATTAAGAACCACAAGGAACTTGATGTGAATTTCTATGTGGACGATGTACAGTTTCAAAGATTGTGGAATCAGCCAGACAAGTATATGGAGCATTTAAAATGTTTTCATGCAGTCATTATGCCAGATTTCAGCATATCGGTTGGCAAGAATGGAATGCCGTTAGCTATGTGCCTGTGGAATAAATACCGCAATCATGCATTGTCTCACTACATGATCTTGAATGATATTCCAGTAATTCCGAACGTAAACATATTACCAGAATACTGTTGGGATTGGTGTTTTGATGGACTGCCAGAGGGAAGCACAGTTGCCTGTTGCACCAATGGAAGAGTAAAGAGCAAGGCAGCACGGTTGGAATTTTGCGTTGGTTTCAAGGAAATGGAACGCAGATTGAAGCCACTTCGAGTTATCATTGTTGGAAGAATCCCGGAAGAATTGGAAACAGACACGGAAATTATAAACTTTGAAACCAGGAATCAGAAAATTAACAAGGAGGGTATGAATGGGAACAACAACTGACAATTACCAGAGAAAGAAAAAACTTTCAAAGTCCCAAATGAAGAGGACGGAACGTTTAGAGAAATCATCTCACAGAAGATATGGAACACGGAAGAAAGAAGGATTAAATAAATTGTGAATTTTGAATCAATCAGAAATTTACGCTATAGAAATATTTGTGCAAAATTAAAATTTAAGTGGTAACTAGAAAATGCGAGAATTTTTCTGGTTGCCACTTTTTTCTGGATTTCCTTGATTTTCGGCTTCCAAAATAATGTTAGAATTTAGGAATCATCCACAAGTTAGTTGCAACTATTGAAGCCTTTAACAGCTACGGTTATTTATTACCACAAATCAACCAGGGACAGCACCGGGAACTGATACCGCGCCGATCTGATGAAGTCGTGACGATGCCAGACACCAGCGAAGCCAGCCGTAGCCCTGGCAGATCAGAACCAACAGCCCACAGATAATAGATCATAACAGCAAATGGCATATAATGCAGTGATTAAAAACACAATAATACTCTTGCAAAATAAGCCTTAAATGGCTTGTAACGTATTTAGCCTATACTTTATTGACTGCGATTATAAAACGCCTTAAAATGACAAATACGGCGTTATACAAGCATATCACAATATAGTTGTATAGCCCTAATTGATATATAGCCCGGTCAACTGCGACAGATCACCGAGAAGCCTGGATAAGTCACACCACATAAGCGGACAAAATGCACCAATTTACACGGTACGCAAATAAAGCATAGCCACACATAGCTATACAAGGCTATTATACATCTATAGCCGCAGCCAGTCAATAAACTATATAAAGCGTTTTAAAGGCTCATAAACGGCTTATAATGCAATAGTGGCACAAATCCCCATTAACTGCATAAAAATCCATTTACAGCTTAAATAGTTTGCTTATTTGTTGACTCCTGGTATTGGATTGTCAAGGCGCTACTGGCTGAACGCCAAAAAACCGCCTGCACGCCGTGAACGTGCCGCCAGCCTGGGAACTGGTAGGCGGTAGAAAATTTTTATCAGCATTCTAATATTTTCAAAAAGCATTTTTCTATTTTTATCATTTTTTCATTGTCGAAATCAACTTCTTTCATTTGCCTTTTTAATTCTTCTGATACTTCTGAAGCGTTGCCGCACTGATTAACAGGGAAACCCCATACATCGCATAAATGGCATTTAGCACCAAAAGCATAGAAACCAGGCTCTTTTTTACTTTCAACAAGTACAAAATTATCTATTTTACTTAAAATATTCCACATATTTTTTCTTTCTTCCCTTCACCCTGGGAGCCAGGATATAAAAAGACGCGCCCTATTATTTAAAAGTCATTTTTGTAACAGTTGGAAGACTGCGGAAAAATTCCCGGCGGTCGTAATCATCTTTAATATTAAATTGTCTGTCGCTTGTGGGGATGATCTCATCCTCGATAAGCTCCATACAGGACAGTTGTAAGCAGTTCTCTTTTTTCGTTGATCTGTGCAGTGCATACCGCATTATAGACTTTTTACCATCCCGGCGCTTTACCGAGGGCATATCCCAGTAAGCTAATTTAATAACGCCGCCAGCAACAGACGCAAAAATTTCTATTGCTTCTTTTCTGGCTTTTTTATTGATCGTTACCATTTACGCACCTCCTACAGATCTTTCTTTCTCTTAACGTCAATGACTTCATAATCGTTTTCAGAAAGATCCTTTAACATTCTCAATGCTTCCATGGTATTCTCTGGAATATCATAACCATTTTCACGAAGGAGATCAGTGGCGGTAACAAGATACTGATTTCCATAGCCATACTGAATACTACTTTTTAAAATATGGCCATTTACGACAATCGTTACTGTGTGATAAGTATTTCCATATAATTTTTGAAACCATCTGCGGCCTCTAATTACTAATGTTTCGATTTTTTTCATTGTTTTTCACCTTTACCCCTGTTATAATAGGGTTGCCTTTCTTTTTTAGTTTGGCGCCCGGTTTGGTTTGGAAGACTGCCGGGCTTTTTTTATTTTGTTGTAATGTTTCTTTCTAGTATTATAATAACACTATATAGTAATACTGTCAAGCACTATTATATTATTTCTTAATTGACTTTTGATACTTTTTAGTGTTATCCTGTTTCCAGGAGGTGAAAAAATGGACGGTACAAAAATCATTAAAAAATTACTTTTGGAAAAAGATATAAACACTGTAGAGCTTGCGAAGCGTTTAGGCTGCGGAACCGCTAACCTTTACAACAAGTACAAAAGAAACAACTTTTCTTTAAATGAACTTGAAGAGATCGCCGCCGCTGTTGGCTGTAATCTGGAAATAACTTTTTCTGATAAACAAGGGAACTAGAATTTTTCAATTAATCGTGATCCGTTTCCCTATTTCCTCATTGTGTTGAGTGGTTCGGGTGGTTCCGGTTGTTTGTTTCTTGTGTTCCTTTGTTGATATTATAATACCACTAATAATAGTGTATGTCAACACTAAATTTAGTGGTTTTTTAAAATATTTTATATTGCTTTTTGGTGCTAATCCTATTATAATAATGATATAATTATTTGGGAGGTCACAAGATGTTTAAATATAAAATAGATGTTATGAAATCATTATCAGATCACGGATTTACATCTTCCAGAATGAGAAAAGAAAAGATTCTGAGTGAGGCAACAATGCAGAATTTAAGAAAAGGCAAAGGAATAACAACAGACACATTAAACACAATATGTATTATATTAAGATGTCAGCCGTCAGATGTTCTGGAGATAGTACCAACAGACGAAGAAAAAATAAAATACTTTTAACACTAAATACAGTGTTATTTATAGCAAAAATAAAGCCCTAGGAAATTAATCCCGGGGCTTTTAAAATGCTTATTTGTGGCGGCTGTGGACAGAGTACAGACCGCCGCCGAGCCTGTTAATATTTTAATAACACAGTTTTTCACAAATTGTCAAGAGAATTTTTTTTAAATACCGCTTGACATTCAAATGAGATTTATTTAAGCTGTTAAATAACGACGGTCACGGGAACTCAGGAAGGGCAGGACTGACAGTACAGAAAAACCGTTAATTTAATATTTGCCTAATAAGCCAGATCACGCCGGGTAAGCTCCTGGAAGGTCTGGCTTTTATTATTTAAAACTGTGAAAATAAGCTGCCCTATATAATATATTTTATAATATAATACCTGCCCTTCCTAGATTCCTAAGACTAGAGTTTATTAAAAGATATGCTATACAGTACCGTATAATAATATATATA